TCATGCAACCCGCGTTTTCTTTTGTGTGGGGGATTTTTTGCCAATCTGTCCGAGCGCCGTTTTGATGGCATCGGTCGCCAGGTGAGCGTAGCGCTTGGTGCTTGCTGCTGACTTGTGTCCCAGCACGGCACCCACGGTGTACAGGTCAACCTTGGCGTTGATCATCTCGCTCGCTGCACTGTGCCGCAGGTCGTGAAAGCGCAGGTGGCCCATGCCGACTGCGACCGCTGCCGCCTTGAACTCCTTCGACACGTTCCACTTGTTGCGCGGGTCAACCTTCGCCGCCGCCCGGATCCGCGGGTGCATCGGCACATGCCTCGGTTCTCCGTTCTTGGTGTCGGCCAGAACAAACATCCCATCCCGCCGCTCAGCTTCCAGGATCTCGCTCAGGCGCATGCCGCTGTAGAACGCAATGCGGATCGCCGCGCGCGCGCGGCGACATTTGCAGGCCTGGGCGATGGCCAGCATCTCAGCGCGGTTCACGAAGTGCCTACGCTCGTTTCTGACCTCGGGGGCTATCACCCGCTCAGCCGGGTCGCGGTCGTGCATCCCGTGACGCTTCCACCCCCACCGGCAGGCGCTGGTGAGGTATCGGATCCGGTTGCGCTTGGTGGCGGGGGCCAGAGGCTCGCCGGTGAGCTCGTTTAAGGCCTTTTCGGCATACTCCCGGCATACATCGTGCAGCGAGCCCATAGGCTTGCCCTGGTATGCCCACATCATTTGGGCCAGCTCGCGGACGATGGTGTCACCGGACTTCAGATCAGGAATACGCTCCTTCAGGTAGACGGCAACCGCGTCTTCAATCAGGAACTGTGGGCGCTGGACACCAGTTGCAAGCGCGTAGAGGCGGGCCGACTCTTGGCGGTCGTAGGCGTCAGCTTGGGCTTTACTCCATGACTTTGGAAGAGCTTTTCGAGCGCGGACCCGCTGCCCTTCAATGAGACGGTCGAACTCAAAGACGAGGCAACCGCGCGTTTTGTCTCGGTAAATCGACATGATTGCAGGTACTCGAATAGGTCTTCGGGCGAGAACAGGATTCGACGCCCGACGCGGTGGCAGGGGATAGGGCCGCCCGGGGCGGCCAAATCGTAGACGGTTCGGGGGGAGACCCCCAGTTGTCGGGCGGCCTCAGGGACAGAAAGCATATCGCCTCCAAAACAATGCCCGCGCTAGACGGGCAATTCCTTGTCTATCTCAGCCGGCAGCGCGACCGAATCGGCGTGTGCGCGCATGGCTCGGTGTTCGTCGATGTGATCGGCGCCGAGTGTTTCGGCGCACTCGCGCAGCTGGGCGGCAAGGCGTTCTATCAGGTCAGCCATATACGGCCCCTCCATCGTTGTGCGTTGCGAACAGGGGCATGGCCTGCAGCTCAGTGCGCAGGCGGTCGCAAGCCCGTTCGAAGTGGGGGGATCGATTTCGAAGCCGATGAACGGCAGCCCCAGCCGCGCCGCCGCAATGCCGGTCGTGCCACTGCCCATGTAGGGGTCCAGTACAGGCGTTCCCGGCGCGAGGCGGCACTGCTTTAGAACCCAGTCCATCAGGGCCACCGGCTTCTGTGCGGGGTGCACACGGAATTGCCCGCGCGAGACGTTCTCTTCGCCAGCGCGCACCATCCCCCGCCACTTGTGCGAGAAGAGGCGAGCAGGGCCGCGCAGGTTCGTCCATGCCAGTTCGCAGTCGGCCTGGTGGTCGCTCGTGCTGCCGTCGCGCTTGTCCCAAACCAGCCAGCAGGATGCGTCCGGTAGCCGGCTGCCAAAGTGGTTGCCGCCGAAGATGACGGCGGTCTGGAAGCGCAGCAGCGGTACCGGATCGAACGGCCGGTCATCGCCCACTATGCTGAAGTCGTAGTCGACGGTGCGGCGTGCCATGTTTCACCGGTTGCGGGACGTGCCGGTCAGCTTGGCCAGATTGATGCCGTATGGCGGGTCCGTGACCAGGGCATGCGATGCCGGGAAGTCGTCCAGCAGATCCCGGCAGTCACCGCAGTAAAGCGTGGCGGTACCGATGTGCTCGACGCGCATCACTTGTCTCCTTTCTTCTGTTCTGGAAGTTCTTTCAGCCGCTTTTCGAAGACAGCCGCCGCTTCAGCAAAAACATCCGCGAGGTAGCGGGTTGGCGCACCCATGTACTCCTCGTTGTAGGCATTGCGGCACCGCTTCTCATCTGCGCGCATCTGCTTAGCGTTCCTGGCAAGGCTTTCCCTCACCATCCAGCCGCGCTTATCGCAGGTCATCCAAGCGGGTTGCTGATCAGCCATTTTCGCCTCCGTCGTTGTGCTGCTTGGGGTGGCATCCGTTGCATACAGGTGATTCGATAGGCACGGGCGTGCCGTCGCGCTTGTAGGCCGTCGATTTGTCGACCGTGCCGGAAAGCTCCTGCGGGAATTTCCACCGCCCGCAGCGGCCGCATTCGACCTGGCGGAGGCCGGCCTTCCGTTGGACGCGCCACCACTCTTCCATGTCCATGTAGCCGTTCGTGGTGGGCGGCTGGCTGCCGGGTTCGTACTCGCCACCTAAGGACACGATGGCCACGCCGCCGCCGATGTTGACGCGGATATCAGGCATCGCTGCCTCCCGTTCTCTGCGCTCCCGGTTGCGCGGACAGGGCGGCGCGCCACCCGTGCATGAATAGTCCTCGGTAATGGAATGCTTCGGCCACGGTCCAGCCTCCGGTTCCTACATCCTTTCTGTATGCGTGCCACGCCGCCTCGCGCATAACCTCTGAATCGCACGCGGTAGGCGCATCGCGCACCGCCTCGCTGGCCTGGGGCGCGGCATGGTCGTACAGCGGCGTCCACCCGTCCGTCTCCGGCTCGGTGTCCGTCCACTCGGTGATATCAGTCTTGCGGAACCACGCCATCGGCTGCGCCTCCCCGTCTACAGGGGCGCTTGCCATAACCATGGGGCGCAGCATTGCCAGAATGGCCGGACGCCGCCCAAGCAGCTCGCTCCACTCCTCGGCTCGCCAGGTATCCAGGTTCTCCAGCACGCGGACGAGAAAGTCCACCTCTGCGGCCTCCGGGTCGGCAGGGGCGCTTGCCAGGGCGGCGCGGTAGCCACGTTCAAACGACGGCCCATCGTATGCAATGCCGTCGATATCGCTGGCGTTTACCCAGCATTCGGCTATCGCGTCATCGTCCGGCGCGGTCGGCTGGCTGTCTTCTTCGGCTACAGGGCCGCGCAGCTTTACCAGCGCCTTGTGCGCTTCGTACATGAGCAGCGTCACGGAGTCTTCGCCGCCGTGCAGGCCGATCCATTGCCACAGCCGGGCAATGACCGCTTCGGGGCTGTCGTAGCCGTGCCGCTCGATCACGGCATTGACGTATTCGTCGCTCAGCGGGTTTGCATCAGCCACGGGCGCGGTGTTGTTCTGGTCGGTCATGGTCTTATCCTACGAGGCGATGGCGAGTTACCCCGGTGATTCCAGGGGGCAGGTTGTCGTTGCCGACGGCGTCGATAAAGCTGCTCTCGCCGCCGTTGTTGGCCCGGATGTAGTCAACCTCGACCTTGGCGCTGTTGATGATGACCTGGCCGATATCGCTCATGGCCTTGGCCTGCTCGACGGTGATCTTGCCGTCCTTCAGGGCCTGGATGGTTTCGAACATTGCGTCGCGCAAGTCACTGATGTTTTTCGACATTTCGGATTCTCCGATTCAGGGCGCCGCGCATCTGGATGGCGTGGGCGATTTCTTTTGGGTAGCGGTGCAGCGTGTTGCGGCGCATGTTCTCGGCGAAGCTGATGCACTCGACCTTGTCAGCCGTGATGAGGTCGGCGTCGGCGGTACGCATGCCGGGCTTGAAGACGACGATGTGGCCGGCAGGTACGGGGCCGTTCTTTTCCACCCACACGAGTTCATGGACACCGCGCCAGCGCTTGCTGTTGCTGCCCGGTGCGTCTCCGATCTTTCGCTGTAGCGTCCCGTCTTTGGTGATGCGGTAGCTTCCGACCGGCTGCCATGTGTGCGGGCGACTTCCAGGCTTGAACCGCGTTTCAACGCTCTTTCCTCCAGGCTGGAACGACACTCCCTTGTTCCAGGGCTCATGCCCCTTCGGAAACCTGCAGGCCTCCCCGCGGGTCCCGTCGAACCGGCCGGCGTCAGGGCTGGAGAGATAGACGTTGGATTTCTTCAACCCCAGGCGCTGCGCCAACTGGTACACCGACGATTCCGAACGCCCGACCGCAGCAGCGATTACCTTGGTCGGGGTAGTCGGGTAGAACTTCGTCACGGCGGCTTCTTCCGCCTGCGTCCACTTTCTGCGTTCCATCACCCCTCCTGCTGCTGAGAGGCTGCATTCTTCTCGCGCAGGCGCTTCTCGATGCTTTCGACGACCGAGTACAGCGGCGCGACGAAGTCGGTTCCGTAGTCCACCAGCTCGGCCACATAGCCGTCGCGCTCTGCGTCCGTCAGACCTTGCCATTCCCGTGCATCGCCAGCAGCGGGAGCGCTGTAGCTGGGGCCGCCCTTGAGGCCTAGCGCCTGCGCCGCTGCGGACGCGATGGACGCTAGTTTTCCATTGCGGATGGCGGCCGGGGTCTCCGGGTCCATGCCGCAATCTTCCTTCGCCGCTTCCACCGCGCGCATAATCCAGCGCAAGATTGCCTGCGTCTCGTCGTCCTTCGCATCGTCCTGTGCGCTGGCGGGAGGGGTGGGGGCAGCGGCGAGCATGGCGCGGTACTTGGCCTTCCAGTCGGGGAACGTTTCGCCGCGCTGCTCGTAGTCGTTCTCGGCTGCCGTTTCCATTTCGTCGGTCGGCTCAACCGGGACCAATTTCCATTGTTGGGTCATATCAGTATCCAGATGATCGAAAGGACGGCATAAGCGCCGAGAATCCCGAAGAACCACGCGACAGGATTGGGACCTACGCACCCGTCGTCCAGGTCGTCTTCTCTACGTGACAGGTCAGAAAGATCACTTTCCATCACATCCCCCTCAGGAGCGCACGCTCCTTGTCTTGCATAATCAGGTCGTCGTAGTCCACGAACCGCGCCACAATCTCGGCACGGCGCTCAAGGTACTGTTTGTCGGTCGTAAGCCGGTCAGCGTGGTCTGCGTCGGCTTGCTCGAGTTGTTGCGCGAGGTCCATGGAAACTCCAAGGAATAGGGTGGCAGCCCCCAGCGGATGCTGAGGGTTCCAGGTGGGTTGTGCTGGGAGCTGCCGGGGAACTACTTGATGGCGAGTCGCACGCCTTGGCGCAGCTTCGCGCCCGGCACATCGAAACCGTCCTTCAGCGCCTGGGCGACCAGCTTCTTATCAAGCTGGGGCGGCGGCGGGGGAGGGCTGACGAAGTAGTCAGCGGGGATCTGTTTCTCGTCGAACACATCCACAGCGGGCGGATTTTTGACGATGCTGATACGGAAGAGCGGGCATTCGATTTTCTGAATGCCGTTGCCCTGCATGGAGTCCAGAACGTACCGCTTGAGGCCATCAACCCGCTTCTCGATAGCCTTACGGCGAGCGGCCATATCCGCCTCGGCTTCCTTGATCGCCGCCGCCGTTGTTTCCAGATTGCGCAGGAGGCAAACGACGTTCTGCGCCTTCACTTCCAGATCACCGCCCAGGCTCTCCAGCGTGTCGGCCAGGGCCTTTTCGTCCAGGTCCAGGTTCTCCAGGGCTTGGAGCTGGCCGCGATATTCTGCAGCCAGGGAGTACAGGGATATGTTCGTCATAGGTCACCTCTAGAACGGGATGTCATCATCCATGTCCGCTAAGTCGGTTCGACTCGGCTCGGGTTTAGGCGCTGGTTTTTGTGCAGGCTTCGCAGTGGGCTTATGCTGGGGCGCCGACTGTTCATCTTTGCTGCCTAGCATTTGCATCTGATCCAGGACAAGCCTTGTTTGATACCGGTCCGCACCGGTTTCTTTGTCCTGGAACTTCTGCGTGTTCCAGCGGCCCTCTACGTAGACTTGCTTGCCCTTGCTCAGGTACTCCCGGCAGATTTCCGCAAGCTTTCCGAAGGCCGATACCGGAATCCATTCCGTGCCCTCCTTATTGGCTGTCTTCCAGCCAACCGCCAGTGAGAAACTGCACACAGGCGTTCCGTCACCGATGTGCCGAACTTCTGGATCTCGGCCGAGTCTGCCAATAAACATGCATTTGTTGAGGTCATTAGCCATTAGGCTGCTTCCTTTTGAGGTTCGGCGAACGAATCGCGCTTCGTTTCGTAAACTGGTTTGATGATTTCTTGGCCCGCAGCGTCGAAGTACTTCCACCAGCCTGCAAAGACGGCCTTCAGGGAATCGGCGGAATCGGCGTCATTGATCTGCCGTGTTGCCTCGGCAATATCCTCAGCCCGCTTTTGGTCGGCACGGGCATCGTCGAACTCCTTTTTGATGGATTCGACGTACTTTGAATCGTCCCAATGGCCGCTAAAAATGTCTCCGGAGAAGCCGAGGTACGACATGCACTTCGTCATTGCGTCGGTGACGCTCTTCTTGGGAGCGTCCTCATCTACGATCAAGGCACTCTTGGAAGACATGTAGGCAGCCTTTGTCTGGCCAACCTGTTGAATCCGGCCGGTCTTCCCATCCTTTTCATACCAAAGCTCCACGTGAGCGATATGCAGGACGTCCGTTTCACTTAGGCGCTCCATGCGTTCGCTGAGGATCTCCAATCCCCAGCCAATACCGCACATGCCAAACTCAGCCGTCATGCGTTCGACTAAGTAATAGGGTTGCGGGCTATTGCCCTTGTATTGCTTGCCGGTAATCGGCTTGACCCGGGTTGGATCGGTTTTCATCACCCGGTTCCAGAAGTCCATATTGCTCATGTTCTAGTTCCTGTTGATATGCCAGCGCGGCCGCTTCATCGTCCTGAGACATGGCTCACTCCCTGGCTGCGTACTTGGTGCCGCCCTCTTTCGCTATCCGCTCCTGCTCGTACTTGTCGAGCGTTGGCCGGATAACGCAGGTAGCAGTAATAAAAACGGCCCCGCAGAAGATCGTGAAGCCGTGGATTTTGAGGAAGGTCAGCAGGCGTTTCATGTCTCACCTCGCGCGGCCAGCATGGCGTCGGCCATGGCGTAGGCCGCGAAAGCCCAGCGTTTCGGATTCATCTCCAGGCGCAGTGCTGGGTCGTCAGGGCAACCTGCCAGCAGACCCTGCATTGCCTTGGCCGCGAAGTAGTCGCGCAGGGTCATGCCATCACAAGGAGCGTGACCTTGGTAACTTTGCCCTGGGTTCAACGGGACAGGGAACGCCGGGCCACCGTTGTTGATCTTGGTCATGCTCACCCCTCAAGTTCGGTTGCGATTGCGTGCTTGATATCCCGCTGCAGGTGCAGAACCCATTGCGAGTTGCTGTTCATCACCGCGCACAGGATGGCCAGATGGTCAGCCGCGCTCAGGTTGGCGAAGAAGTCCGCATCACCCAGCCGCTTGGCCCAGTACAGCGCGTCGTGGCCGTCTGCATCCCATGCGGCGGGATTGCCCAGCGTCTGGCATACGTCCTGCACCGTGGCCGTTAAGACCTCGTACTGCTCGTCTCCGTGCCATTTGTCCATAGCTACCCCCAGCCGATAAAGAAGCCGATGAAGGCGAATACGATGCCCAGGAACCAGCGCATGTCCCAGGCGTTGCGGAGCATCTGCTTTAGGTCATCCATCGCGGGTCTCCGGGGGTGGTGGTAACCGCGCCCAGGAAATAGGGTCGAGGTCGATAATGTCCTGGTTTCGGTATGCCGACCCTAGCCACATTCCACCACCCATGTCGCTGAAATGACCGATATGGATTGAAGGTGCGTACTTGCTGCCGGTGTGCACGTTCCAACCGGTAAGTCGTGCGAACAACAACATCAGACTGCCGTCCGTGGGAGCCGTCTCCATTGGTTGCCAATGCGCCGCCATAGCCTGGCGTACAGCTTCCTCGGCGTAGGCGGTCAGAGCTTCTTGCGAGTACGCGAACTTGACCTGGCCGGACACGCCGACATCCATCTGGGGAAGCGGCGGCAGATTGGGCTTGCTCATGGGCGTTCCTTGGTGAGGATGACGTTTATCTGGGCCAGTTCTTCGGTAGTCGCCGAATCCAACGCATCAAGAATCTTTTTCTTGAGTGCAGATCGATTCTGAAGATCTCGCCACGCTTCCGTGACGGGCTGCAGGCGATTCGCTCCCCATCTGTCAGAGCAGATTTGCCTGCCTGTTTTCCTGTTGAAGCGCGTCGGTCCAATCATCAACATCGTCTTCGTTACGCGGTCCACTTGGGCAAGTCGAGGCGCTATCCAAGTGCTGGCAATCAAGACCTCGCTTCCCTCCACTAGAGACGAGAGCCATTCATCGTTTTCCATAACCGCTCCTATGCCGCCGCCTTCACGTGTTCCGCATACATCTTGCGGTACTCCTGAAACTCGGCGTTGAATGCCAACTCCAGGCGCATACGCTTGTCGGCGTCCAGGGCCAGCCAGCACGCGGCAATCTTCTGAATACCGTTTCCGCCATACTTCTGCATCGTGGCGACTGCTTGGGAAGTCGTGATTTCCATGGTTTGCTCCGTGTGGGATAAGTAAGCCGCTCAGGACGACGCACACCAATCGCCCATGGTGGAGGGCTTTGGCTTTTACGCGTGTTGAAACGTTGAGGGATTGGTAAGGCGCCCAAGGCCTTACCTTGGTATGCGCCGGCCTGAGTGGCTGTAGGGGTGCTGGTTACGTCTCCAGCGCGGACTTCCACCGCCGTATTGATTCCGCTCGTCTGCTGCGTACGCGCTCGGCGTTGCACGCTCGTTGCGGTCCAGCCGGACTTAACCCAGCCGGTGGGGATGGCAGCCGGGTTTGGCCCGGACCGGCTAGCACGGTACTGCTGCCATCAAGGGAGGCGGCTGTTGCTGTATGAGCAGCACGGCACCGATTACTTCTCGATCCGCAACCGCCTCTCTTGATAGCGCCGCGTTTCGTGCGGCTACGGCTGCTATGCAGCACCAGGGGGAGAATTACGCTTTCAATGCACTGCCCAGAAGAACGAGCCACAGGCCCATAGTCCCGATGTACAGCCACGGTGATTTGAAGCCGTGCCACCCAGCCGACATGCCTACTGCAAGGGCGCCGATGAGCATGATTGCGGTTGCCATCTCTTCTCCTTTGCCCATCGGGCTTATCCCCGGGAGGGGGAGGGGTTAGTTGTCCTGCTCGGCTAACCAGCCATCGATATTCACGAACGTCTCTGGGCATTCCCATTCAACCCAGCCGGACGCCGTTCCATCTTCGCTACCGCCTTCCTCGTAGACCTCAAGACCAGCGGCGTTGCAGTAGTCAGGCTTGACGCCCATTTCGTACTGAAAAAGGTCATAGTTCGCCAGGATGGCGAGGATATTTTTGGCCTCTTTCGGACTGCCAACCGGGACGCGGAAGGCTTCCATAGGCACCTGGGGGATGTGCCACACGCGCAAATCGCCGATGCTCGGCATATCTATCTCCTTGTTCATTCGTAAGCTCGCTCTAGGAACGGGCTGGATATGCGAATCCTGAAAGAAGCGGGCAAATCAAGCCGGAATCGTGACGACCACCGTATTGACCATCGTCCCGGACGCTTTGAATGAAGCATCAGGCAGTTCTGTGATGCTTCCGCCGCGCTGTTCGATCAATGCGCGGAAATCGCTGGTCAGCTTGTTTTCGCGGAAGGTGACGCCAGCGCTCATGACCGCAACCAGTAGGCCGCCCGGCTTCAGGAAGCTGTGCGCGTGCGTGACGTGCTTGATGTCGGATTGCTTAAGGAACGGCGGATTCATCACCACTCGGTCATAGCCTTGCACCACAGGGATCGACATGAAGTCCGCCTCGCGCACGCAGAGGCGGTCGTCGTCTCGCAAGATTTGAGCGTTCTCCGCCATCAGTTCAATGCAATCGACGTGCGCGCCAGCTTCGGCACAAGCCTTTGCTATGGCGCCGTAGCCAGCGCTTGGTTCTAAGACGGTCATTCCTGGCTGGATGTCAGCAAGATCAAGCAGGACTCTCACAACTTCAGGCGGCGTGGGGAAGAAATTGAACTCGTCCTTGGGGACTTCCACATGGCCGGTCAGGATGATCTGATCCAGGCGGTCGGCGGCATCACCATCAAAAACGTGGGCACGCGCTTTCCGGTTCCACTTACCGCCTGCCGCCTCAAGAACTTTGTTTGTTTTCTCATACAGCTTGCGATCCAGCTGGCCGGTCAGCACGACAGAACTGCCGGTAGCCTGCGCGGCGCTAAGAACGCTAAGGACGGTTTGGTCTACTTGCACGGGCTTCTCCTGGTTTGATTGCCGCTCAGTGATGATTCATTCGTCAGCCATCGCTCATAGAACGGGCTGACGGATGAAATTCCGGGGAAGCAGGGCAACCTGCCTCCCATCGCAGCGAGCTTTCATTCGCTGCCCCGTCTTGTCCGTTTCCGGGCCTCCACGGCTCCCCGCTATTCGTATCCAGCCCGGGTGGCTGCGCTGCGATTTAGCGTCCTCGCCAACGACGTACAGCACCTGGTTGGTCTCCCAGGCAGGTAAAGAGCGGTCCTGCTTCTCGCCTTCCCCATCCGACTTCGTGGCGGTACGTCTCCCTCTTGAGGCGATGCCCTGACTGCTGGCTGAGGATCCGTGGGGTTTCTTGCTGCGCCGTGTTTGCAGCGCGTAAACGAATAATCGCATTTGCGATTATGGAAGTCAAGCGCAAATGCGATTATTGCGCCCGCGCCGCGGGGCATGAGTGGAGACAGGGAGAAGTCGGGGGAGAGGCTTAGACCGTATCGGCTATCATGCTGAATCGTCTAATTACAAGGTGTAGTAGATGGCTCTCATCACTTGCAAAGAATGCGGCAAAGAGGTCAGCGATAAGGCCAAGACATGCGCTAGTTGTGGCGCGCCGGTCAAGATCTCCATTCCCAAGAAGAAAGCGCACCCGCTGCTGATCGGGGTCGTCACCCTAGGCATCGTGTACTTCGCGCTTGGCGGGGATAAAGGTGACGCTTCCAAGCCAGGTGCGTCCTCGTCCAAAACGGAGGCGTCTTCCTGCGAGGCAACAGACCTCACGTGTTTGGGTAATGCGGGAGCTATATCGGCAGGCGTGTACTGCGTTCGAGAAGTGGAGAAGCTGGCGAAGCACGACTTCAAGTGGACGGACGGGTTCCTGGAGTCTAAGTTCGACCGATTCCGCTGGAAGGACAAGAAGTCCGGGGTGATCACCTATATTGGCGACAAGGCTCAGTTCCAGAACGGCTTCGGAGCATTCACCACCGTCACCTACGAGTGCGACCTGGCGAAAGACAATAAAACGGTGCTGGCCGTCCGGGCGAAAGAAGGGCGACTGAACTAAGCGAGCACAACCAGCAGCATCCCGCTTGACGCGCCGGCCAACAAAAAAGCCACCAGGAGGTGGCGTAGCGTGAGGACAGGTGGTTCGCTCAGCCTTCTAGCTTGCGAAACTCCTCGGGGTGGAAGTTAGGGCACCAGCTGCAGCCGACGCGTGCCGCGGAAGCGTGGATCTGTTGGACCATTGTGGAAGGATGTGCGCGCGACAGTCCATATCCCTGTGTGCCCCAGTTGTACATGTAATGGCAAGGCAGGAGGTAAGGCCCGCCTGGGCCTTGGCCAGTGGAGGTAAATGGGTTGTCCACTACGATCTGACAATGGGCGCGCCAGTCGTCAACGGACAGTGACGTCAGGAAGCACTCCAACACTTGAATGAATCGCCAGTTGTCGTTCGACTGATGGATCCCGTTGACGTAAATTTGCACGCCGCGTAACCCCATGATGAGGCGCGAGAGCGACTGGGCCAGCGAAAACTGCTGACGGGTTGCAGTGAATGCCGCGAGATGGACAGAAAGCTTCTGCCCATCCATGACCTCCACATATCGTGCAGCAGCCTTCGCCGTGGCTACCGCAGTGGGGTAGGCTATAGAAGTAGACTTGGGAAAGGCGATGACAATCGGGAACTCACTAGACCGACCTGACAGGTCAACTAGGTCATCGCAGGCGCCAACCGTCATGCCAGTCGTGTTTCCGCCCATTCTGTCCTCAGATGTTGCGCTGTTCGTTGCGGACGTGTCTCGCCTTCAGGAGCGAACCCATTGTCCGGCTTCGTCGTCTCGCAGCCTGGCACCGGCCCAGACCACCTGACCCAGCACCCGTACAGGGTGGCCGTTCTCCAGCGGGATGTCGTAGTACGCCGGATTGAACGAGCGGGCAACCCAGCGCCCCGTGAGCTTATCTCTGGTCACGGTCTTTACGAGCATCTTGCCGTCGTAGTTGATGGCGTATACACCGCCAGTCGCAACGTCCTGCAGGGTCAGGCTCTCGTTTGGAACTACGAGTAGGGCCGCGCCATCACGGATGACGGGCTCCATGCTGTCGCCCTTCGCATACACCACCCGAGCTTTCCCATTGTCCGCTCCCACTGACTTCAGGAAGGAGCGGCGGAACTGGATCATGCCGGTCTGGTCTTCGCTATGGTTCTCGATGCCATCGCCCGCGGCCAAGCGAACCTCGGCCAGTTCTGGCACCTTTTCGAATCTGTCATTGGCGGCGTGCGGCTCTCCGGGCCCGGCGTTCGCAATGACGCCCGTCTGAGTGCTGAGCCGGATCTTCGGATTGCGCTCGGCTTCGAATGTCGTCTGGCCACCCTCCCAAGGCGCCGGCGGCAAGCCCGCTATGCGCATCGGGAATGGATCATCCGCATGGTCCATATCGACCAGGCCCCCGGGCTTGTGAGCCCGCAAGGGAATGACGTTGTTCGCTGGGGCCGCGGCCGGGCGCGGCGACACCTGTATCCCAAGCTTCATCTGCGCGATCGCGAGGGCAATTGCTCCTTCGAGCGCACTGAGCTGCGACTCGGGTAGCGCCCGCAATTGGTCCTCAGGGATAGTGCGGAAAGGCCACGGGGCCGCAGGAGGCTGCGGCGACGGTCGCGCATCACTGTCCTTCTCGCCGCCGCCCCTCTTGGGGCCGACGCCGTCCATCAGCCACTCGACATTCACGTTGAGCGCGCGAGCCAAGTCCAAGAACAGGGATGACCCCTTGTTCCGGCCGTTCTCGATGCTGGCGATAGTGGACTGCCCCGCGCCAACGGCTTTTGCCAGTTGGGCTTGGGACATTCCAGACTCTGTCCTTGCCTCTGCAAGGCGATCTTTAAGGGCGCTCATATCGCAATTGTGATACGTACGCCAATCGCAATGGCGCTTGCGTGATAAGCGCAATTGCGATTAAATGCCGCATGGACTGGAAAAACCTTATCTCTGATCTGCAAGCCAAGGGCTGGACACAAGTCCGGATCGCCAAAGCCCTGGGCGACAAGCCGCAATCCTGGGTTGCCGATATCTGCAAAGGCCGGTACCGAGACCTCAAGTGGTCCGACGGGGAGCGCCTCATCAAGTTGCACCGCAGAGAAATGCGGCGTGCAGAGGTGACGCGCTCGAACGAGGCGAGGGCGGCATGACATCAATGCACCGTCGCGCTCTCGCGTCCGTCCGTCGCCCACGCCATCCGGTCACGCTCGGCGCACAGCTCCTTAAAGATTTCCAGCACCGCTTCCTCCGACGGATCAAGGAAGGTCCGCTTGGCGATAGAGGCGGCCTCTTTCAACAGTTTTTCCGTTTCGTTCACGAAACAACCCTCGTTCTTTGTTCATAAGGAAGTACTCGATGAGCACGCAACCAGTATCTGTCGACCGGCAGGAAATCACCCGCAAGAACGCTGCACGGATTGAATCCGAGATATTGCGGCGGCTTGCACACGTCACGCAGGTCCGTGCAGCCGAATTGATGGGTGTTGACCCCAGCACCGTGAGCCGCCAGAAAGAGGGCTTGGACCAGTTCTGCCTGCTTTTGGCAGCGACCGGGTTGCAGGTGTCGCCCAAGAACTCCGTGGTGACGACGCCGCACGATCAGAAGGTCCTCAAGCGCTGGGCAGCGAACTGGCTGCTGGCCGAAGTCGAGAACGAGGACGAGGCGTAGCCGTGGACAAACAGGTCTTCGTTCTCTCGCATCCGCTGGCTCGGCGCAACGCTGCGCACGCCTGCGCAAATGCGCCTGAAGGCTACCGCGTCGAGATCAAGCCGCGAACGCGATCCCTCGCGCAGAACGACATGCTGTGGTCGATCCTGACCGACATCAGCCGCCAGGTGCAGTTTGTGGTGAATGGCGCGCTGGTGTCCGTGGTGCCCGAAGAGGTCAAAGACATCCTGACCGCCGGCCTGCGTCGAGAAACGCGCATGGCGATGGGCATTGACGGCGGCATGGTCCTCCTGGGCCAACGCACGAGCAAGATGACCGTGCGGCAGATGACGGAACTGATTGAGCTGGCCTACGCCTTCGGCAACGAGAAGGGCGTGGATTGGTCGCGCGCGAGCCTCGGGAGAGACGCGTGATCCGAAACTCGTCGCTGAAGCGCAAGACACCCATGAAGCGCGCAAAGGCGGACCGCGGCGAAGGCCTGGGCCGCAAGGTCGAGATCGTCATGGGCTTCTACCGCCCGCCGGGCCACAAGCTGCCGACGCTCCTGCGCAGCGAGAAGCACCGCCGCAACGTGGCCGCGTTGGACTGCGCATGCTGTGGGCGCCAGGGACCGAGCCAGGCGGCACACGCGAACATCACCAAGGGCATGGCGCTGAAGGCGTGCGACAGCCTCACGTTCCCTCTTTGCCCGGACTGCCACCGCGATCTTGACCAGGGCGGAAAGCTGGTCAGGGACGCGCGTCGTCGTCGCGAGTGGGTGTGGGTCGACTGGGCGCGCGCCGAGCTGATGGCGCTGGGCAAATGGACCCCGGAGATCGAATTGCACTATCGCAAGGCCATCGAGCCGTTGCGCGCGCTCGGCAATCCGGACGACGCAAAAGAAAGGGCCGCTGTGACGAGCGGCCCGGGTACTGCACTGATGGAGAAATTCTAATGGCACGGATCAGAACGATCAAGCCAGATTTTTGGACAGACGAGAAAGTCACGGAGTGCTCCATGAGCGCTCGCTTACTGTTCATCGGCATCTGGAACTTCGCGGACGACAACGGCAATCTTCAGCGCTCCGCGAAGAAGGTGAAGATGCAGGTGTTCCCTGCGGACGCGGTTGACTGTGAGCCCCTGATTCAAGAACTGATCGCACATGGAATGCTCATTGAATATTCCGTGAGCGGCGATTTATTCTTACATATCAAGGGGTTCAAGAAGCATCAGGTCATTAATCGCCCTTCGAAATCCAACATCCCTCAGCCATCACTCAATGATGACTCACTGAGTGGTCCTGGAAACCTCATTGACGGAAGGGAAGGGAAGGGAAAGGAAGAGGATAAAGACCCCCCTAGCCCCCCTTCGCAGGGGGGGGACGAGTCCGATGCGCCTTCGGCCAAAAAGCCCAAGCGTGAACGCCAGCCTGCCATCGCCCTGAAGACCTTCTTGGAAAGGTGCAAAGAGCGTGGCGAGAAGGCGATCAGCGAGCACAAGGCGCTGCTGACCTACGTCGAAGACACGGGACTGCCGATGGAGTTCGTCAACCTGGCGTGGATGGAGTTCAAGCGGCGGCACCTGCCCGAAGGTCCGGATGAACGCCGCCTGCAAGCTGACTGGCGCAAGCACTTCGTGAACTGCGTGACGAAGGGCTGGTACAAGCTCTGGTACGCCAGCGCTGACGGCGGCTACTTTCTGACGACGGTCGGAATCCAAGCTCAGCGCCTGCACGAGAAGCGGGAGGCTGCATGAGCGCCATCACCGCACGTGTACCCCCGCATTCCGTCGACGCCGAGCAGGGCGTGATTGGCGGGCTGCTGCTGGACAACCGCGCTTGGGACCGCCTGGGCGACCTGCTGAGCGCGGAGGATTTCTACCGCCACGACCATCGGCTGATCTTCGGCGCCGCGTCCAGCCTGCTGAACGCCTCCAAGCCGGCCGACGTGCTGACGGTGTTCGATTCGCTGCAGGCTGCCGGGCAGGCTGAAGATGCTGGGGGCCTGGCCTACCTGAACGCCATCGCCCACAACGTCCCCAGCAGCGCCAACGTACGCAGCTACGCGGAAATCGTGCGTGCCCACCGCGTGCGCCGCGATGTGCTGGCCGTGGGCCACGACATTGCCGAACTCGCGGAGTCCGGCGATCCGGCTGAACTGACCGAGCGCGCGACCGCCATGATCATGGCGCTGGCAGACACCAGGGCGTCCGGCCGCGACCCGGTCGAGGTAGGCGCGCTGCTGCGAAATGTGCTCGAGCAGCTTGAGGCGCGTTCGGAGCGAGAGGGCGGGGTATCCGGCCTACCCACGGGGTTCGCGGACCTGGACGAGAAGACCAGCGGATGCCAGGACGGTGACTTGATCATCGTGGCTGGCCGTCCGTCGATGGGCAAGACGACATTCGCGATAAACATCGCCGAGAACGTGACCGAGGACAAGGGCGTTGCCCTGGTGATCAGCCTGGAAATGGCCGCGGCCCAGCTGGCTGAACGCTCGATAGCCCGCTATGGCGCCATCGACACCCAGCGCCTGCGCACGGGCAAGCTCCAGGACAACGACTGGCCGCGGCTGACGCACGCCATCCAGATGCTGGAGAACCAGCGGCTGATCATCGCAGACGATCCTAGCCTGGCCAACGTCGCGCGGATCCGGCTCACTGCGCGCAAGGTCAAACAGCGCCAGGGGCGCCTGGACCTGATCGTCATCGACTACCTGCAGCTGATGCAAGGCGAGGGCTCCACGCGGAACGAGGACTTGGGCGGAATCACTCGGGCGATCAAGCTGCTGGCGCGCGAATTGGGCTGCCCGATCATCGTCCTGTCCCAGCTATCGCGGAAGGTCGAGGAGCGCCCGAACAAGCGGCCGATCCTCAGCGACCTGCGCGAGTCCGGCGCAATTGAGCAAGACGCCGACGTCGTGATGATGGTCTACCGCGACGAGTATTACCACGAGGACAGCCCGTTCAAGGGCTTGGCCGAGATCCTAATCCGCAAGCAGCGCATGGGTCCGCTCGGCGAAGTCTTCCTGACCTTCCAGGGCCAGCACTCGCGGTTCCTGAATGCGGATCAGCAGGCCGTGATCGAAGCGTGCAACGCCGTGCAGTTCAAGCCGAAACAGAAATACAGCCAATTGAGGGACTGAGATGAAGCAAATGGACGTGATTCTGGATCCGATGGCTGGCACTGAGTTTGTGCCTGGTCGCGCTGTCGGTACGTTCGCCATCGACCCCGGACCCGAAGAGTCTGGCTGGTGCGTGCTGGCCGGCGGCCGCGTGATTGCATCCGGGGTGCTGCCCAACGCTGAGATGCTGGATCGAGTGGCCACCCGCGTGTATCGGACGATGGCTATCGAGATGATCGCCAGCTATGGGATGCCAGTGGGGCGCGAAGTCTTTGAGACGTGCGTGTGGATTGGCCGGTTCATCCAAGCCTGGCACGAGCCCGAGTCGGTGCATCTGGTCTACCGCAAGGACGTGAAGATGCACCTTTGCGGCACTACCCAGGCGAAGGATGCGAATGTTCGTCGCGCCATCTTGGATTTGTACCCGCGCTCCGGCGGCGGGTCGACGCCCCAGGTGGGCACCAAGGGCCAGCCGGGTCCGCTCTACGGCGTCAGCACTCACGCCTGGGCGGCGATCGGCGTGGCGTTGACTGTTCAAGCACGTAACGCGGGAGATTGCTGATGGTCGACCTGTGCAAATGGCAGATGCGGGATCCGATTCTGGTCCTGATGAGCAAGCAGCAGGCGGCCTTGAACCGATCCTGCACGGGCTGCGCCCATGCCAAGACCATCGAAACCCCGTTCGGCGACACGCTCACGCGCTGCCTGAAGGGCAAGCCCTATGGCAAGAAGTGCAACCGGTACGAGGTGGCAGATGAGTAGGCTGACGGGTGACGATCTTTTGTGGAACTGGGCGCGCTGGACCTGGTCCGGCGCCACAGTGGGCAACATGGAAGCCTACGTGTCCTGGGAAGACGACCACCGGCCGATCAACTACGACCACGCCCAGGTGGTGGAGGCCATGCACGCGGCGCTGCCCTGGCACGAGCGGATGGTGGTGATCGCGGAGTACCCGCAGAAGAACGCCATGTTCGGGCACCTGGACGCGCGCGCCCGGGTGGACGCGGCGCTGGACTGGATCGAGACCACCACCGGTGTGGCCCTGACCGAAACCGAATACAAGCTGTACCTGGGGCTGTTCCGCGACCGGGTCGAAAGGAGGCTGGCGTGAAGTACGCGAAGGAAGTGATCGACCTGATGGCAGCGTACCCCGGCCGGCGGTTCAAGATGAAACAGATCATCAACTACGTGGACCCGAGAGCCGACGCCCGACAGCGCGCGATCCTGCGGACCGGCGTCTGGCGCGTCCTGGTGGCGCTTGAAGAATGTGGGACGATCAGCAGCACAAGAGACGACGCCAGCGCGCGCGTGCACGTCGAGTATTGGTGGCCCGTCATAACATCGGTTCCTGTTCAATCATTTCAAGAACCATCACAATACGTGCGGGCTCTTGCGCCCTGAAGAAACGAAGCCCCAGGATTCCGTCCGGGGCTTTGCTTTTGGATCGGCTTCTGTTTAGAAGCGCTTGCGCGCCGCCTGGAAAACAAAAATCACGGCCAAAAAGAATAGCGGCAGTGGTACGTTCCTGCCGGTATGGTTGCTCAGTTGGTAGAACCATAGAGCGCCTGACCCGATAGCGAGGATGGGGCTGACCGCGATTATGGCGTTGGCCAACTTCGGATTCTGCTCACCGATTCCGGTGATACCCCGATGTATAACAAACCAGAAAAATAGCAGCAGAAGGAAATAGACCATTTGTTGTACGAGTTAGCCGCGCGGCCCGGTAAAAATTAGTTACGGCCGGAATATATACGACGTGGCGCGGCCAGACAAATGGCGCGTGGATGAGACTATCGCAAGCTGCCGCCGTCGGGCGGCTTTTTTGTTTCTAGAGAGCAGGGGCCAGAGAGAACCGTCCGCCGGGCCGCATGGGCACCGGCAGGCAGACGTCATGCTCCGGCCTCTGCTCTGTGGGAACAGCAACCGAACTAACCCCATGAGTCGCCTCAGCAGGCCTGGCGTCCGCGCAGGGGCAAATGCGCGGGACACTTCTTACCGGTCTTGTCGCCGGCGGCCAGCATGACGAGAACCGCGGCGCTCAGCCCTGATGGGTAGCCGGATGGGCGCGACCCGAGATGCCTATGACCCAAGCAAAGACGAAGCCCGACTGGGAACGGATCGAATCTGACTTCCGTGCCGGCCTGCTGTCCATCCGTGAAATCGCTGCATCGCAGGGCGTGTCGCACGTCGCGATCTCCAAGCGCGCGAAGAAGGAAGGATGGGAGCGGGACCTGAAGGCGAAGATCGCCGCGAAGGCCGAAGCGCTGGTTACCACCCGCACGGTTACCAAGGAAGTTACCAGCGAGCAGGCGGTAACCGACCGGGCGATTGTTGACGCGAATGCCGAGGTGATCGCCAACATTCGACTGGGCCACCGCAGCGACATCCGCCGCGCGCGCACCCTCTGCATGTCCCTGCTCGATGAGCTGGAGGCGGAGACGGGCGACATCGACCTGTTCCGCGAGCTGGGGGACATCCTCCGCAGCGAGGACGACAAGGGCCAGGACAAGCGCAACGACGTCTACCAGAAGGTCATCTCGAGCGCCGGCCGCATCGACAGCATGAAGAAGCTGGCCGAGACGTTGAAGAACCTGGTCGGTATTGAGCGCGAGGCCTACGGGATCGCCGAGGCCACCAAGCTCGAACTGAGCAACCCGGACGGAAGCCTCGCGCAGCGGGGCCGAAGCCTGGCTGACTTCTACAGGGACATCGGTGTTTCAACTCAATCCGGCGCTGGGTGACTTCTGGCGGACGCAGAAGCCATACAAGTTGCTGAAGGGCGGCCGGTTCTCGTCCAAGACACAGGACGCGGGCGGCATGGCGGCCTTCCTGGCTCGCAACTATTCGGTGCGATTCCTGTGTCTGCGCCAGTTGCAGAACCGGATTGCTGATTCCGTCTACACGGTCGTCAAAGAGAAGATCGAGGCGGCCGGCTGGCGCGATGAGTTCGATATCGGCGTGTCCACCATCCGGCACAAGCTGACCGGGTCGGAGTTCCTGTTCTACGGCCTGGCCCGGAACATTGAGGAGATCAAAGGTACGGAAGGTGTCGACGTCTGCTGGATCGAGGAAGGTGAGGGCCTGACGGAGGAGCAGTGGTCGATCATCGACCCGACCATCCGGAAGGAGGGCGCCGAGGTCTGGGTGCTGTGGAATCCGCATCTGATCACCGACTTCGTGCAGGCGAAGCTGCCGACCCTGCTGGGCGACGACTGCATCATCAGGCACATCAACTACCTGGACAACCCGTTCCTGTCGACGACCGCCAAGAGAAAGGCGGAGCGGCTGAAAGAGGCGGACCCCGACGCGTACCGGCATATATACCTGGGCCAGCCGCTGTCGAGCGACGACGCTTCGGTGGTCAAGTTCCACTGGGTCGAAGCTGCGATTGACGCGCATTTGAATCTCGGGATCGCGCTCGGCGGCGCGCGCACGGTTGGCTACGACGTGGCCGACTCGGGCGCCGACAAGAACGCCTGCTCGGTATTCGATGGCGCTATCTGCAACGAGCTTGACGAATGGGCCGCCCCTGAGGACGAGCTGAACCAATCCACGAAGCGTGCCTGGGCCCACGTTGGCAACGGCATCCTGATTTACGACTCCATCGGCGTCGGCGCACACGTGGGCTCCACGCTGGCGGACGCGGGGATCAAGGCGGGCTATCACAAGTTCAATGCCGGCGGGGCTGTCATCAGCCCTGAGAAGGAATACGCGCCAAAGATCAAGAACAAGGAAAAGTTCGAGAACCTGAAGGCGCAGGCATGGCAGGACGTGGCGGACCGGCTCCGGAACACCTACAACGCCGTCACCAAGGGCATGGTCTACCCGGCCAGCGAACTGATCAGCATCAGCAGTGGCATCGCGAAGATCGAGCAGCTGAAGGTCGAGCTGTCGGCACCTCGCAAGCGGTACAGCAAGCGGGGGCTGGACATGATCGAGACCAAAGAGGAGATGGCACGGCGCGGCATCCCGTCGCCTAACCTGGCCGACTCTTTCATCATGGGCGCCTGCCCGCACCTTATTGAGCGCAAGCGCGGATTCTTCGGATGAAATTCCTTCGCAAACTGTTCGGACCGCGTCAGGAGTCGGCGCCGGCGTCAAAGGCGCGCGGCCTCTTTTCCACCCATCGGCACCCGCTGGGCGACAAGATCGAGGCTCGTTTCGAGATGCCGGCTTTTGAGCAGCCCAGGGGTGCACCCACGGTCGCGTCCGACAACGGCTACATCGGCGAGCGCCCGACTCCCAAGACGGCCAGCTTCACACCGGTCAACGAGGCGCAGCTCGGCTTCTACGCGGCGGGCAGCATCTTCATCGGCTACCAGGCCTGCGCGATGCTGGCCACGAACTGGCTGATCGACAAGGCTTGCAACATGCCGGCGCGCGACGCGGTGCGCAATGGCTACCTGCTGACGTGCGGCTCGGACGAGATTTCTGCCCGTCTGATGGCTGGCGACAAGAAGTACGCGGTCAAGCGTCACCTGCGCGAGCTGGTGCACTTCGGGCGCGTGTACGGTGGCCGGATTGTGCTGTTCGACGTCGCTGCGGCCAACCCCGAGGAGTATTACAAGGCGCCGTTCAACCTGGACGGCGTGCAGGCGGGCACGTACCGCGGCATGTCCCAGATCGATCCGAACTGGGTGACGCCGGTACTGACCGAGGACAACCTGAACGACCCGGCCAGCCAGAGCTACTACGAGCCGACGTTCTGGAAGATCAAGGACCGGGTCTATCACAAGTCCCATCTGCGGATCTTTGTGCCGTACCCGGTGCCGGACTACCTGAAGCCGCATTACCGCTATCTGGGCGTGAGCGTTCCTCAGCGCATGATGGAGCGGGCGTACGCGGCCGAGCGAAGCGCCAACGAGGGCCCGCAATTGCTGATGACGAAGCGACTGACGTCGCTGAACGTGGGCGATGCGGCCCTGGCCAACCGCGAGGAGCTGGAGAAGAACCTGGCGGAGTGGGTCGCGTATCGCGACAACTACGGCGTGCGCGTAGGCGGTGCCGAAGAGACCATCCAGCAGTTCGACACCGCGCTGGGCGACGTCGACACGGTCATCATGACTCAGTACCAGCTGGCCGCGTCGGTGGCCAACGTGCCGGCTACAAAGCTGCTGGGCACGCAGCCCAAGGGCTTCAACGCAACCGGCGACTACGAACGATCGGTGTACCGGGAAGACCTGGAGAGCATCCAATCCAACGACATGACGCCGTTGCTGGAGACGCATTACAGGCTGCTGGCGAAGTCCGAAAACGTCGCGCTGCCGGCCGACATCGCCATCCAGTGGATGCCGGTGGACAGCCCGACCGCCAAGGAATGGGCCGAGATCGACAAGATCAAGGCGGACCGCGACGGAGTTCTGTTCAACACCGGCGCCATCGATGCGGAGGACATCCGCGACCGTCTGCGCGAAGACCGCGAGGGCGATTACCACAACCTTGAAGATGCCGAGTTCGTAGATGGCCAAGAAAATGGTAACGAAGCGGCGCCAGGCGTGGGGACAGCAGCAACAGGCCAGCCAGTTCAAGGGCTCGGCGCTGGCGTACCCGGTCGCAGTTGAGGGCCGGTACCGCGCCAGCATGGAGTCACTGATTGACGGCATGCTGGCCGATTACGACGCGGCGCTGCGCCGGCTGTACCGAGGCAACCCGGAGATCACGCAGGACGAGAGCGTGACCACGCAGGCGCGTCGGATCCTGGCCGAGCTGGGGCGCAAGTGGAGCAAGGCCTTTGCCGAGAAGGCGGGCCCGCTCGCAAACCGCACCATCGGCCAGGTGGACCGGTTTTCCAAGCAGAACCTGGGCGCGTCGCTGCGGGACATGTCCGGCGGGCTGACCATCAAGACGTTCCAGATGCCGGCCGGCCTGTACGACAAGGTGCTGGCCAGCACGGCGGAGAACGTCGGGCTGATCAAGAGCATCCCGGCGCAGTTCCAGGACCGAATCCAGGGCATCGTCATGCGGTCGATCCAGTCGGGCGGCCAGGGGAGCGGGCAGATCTTCGACGAGATCAAGAACCTGAACCAGGTCACCCGCAACCGCGCCAAGCTGATCGCGGTCGACCAGACGCGCAAAATCACGTCCGCCATGAACGAGGAGCGGATGAAGGCCGCCGGCGTCAAGCAGTTCGAATGGATCCACAGCGGAGGCGGCGCCGAGCCGCGTTCGCTACACGTCCAGTACGACGGGCAGACCTTCAGCATGGACAACCCGCCCATCATCGACAAGCGGACCGGGCAGCGCGGCTTGCCCGGCGAGCTGATCAATTGCCGGTGCCGCATGCGCCCGGTCATCGACTTTACCGAGTACCTCGATGAGCAAGCGACAAACTGACGTCAACGGCTACCTGCTGGTGCGCGACAACCCGATCACGAAGGTAGGGGTGTTCCCGTACCTGGGCCGCGAGATTGGTGCGCCGGATCCGGACCGGATCTACATGGTGTACCGACCGCAGGAGGAGCTGGAGAAGCCCGAGACGATCGCCTCGGCCAACCTGGTGCCCTGGATCGACGAGCATGAGTTTCTGGGCAAGGACGGGACGCCGCCCGAGAAGAAGGGCGTGCAGGGAACCACGGGAGAGTCCGCCCGGTTCGACTACCCCTACATACGCAACAGCATCCGGGCTTACTCCGGATTCATGCAGAACCTGATCGACCGCGGCAAGGTGGAGCTTTCCCCCAGCTACCGCTGTTGGTATGACTTCACCGAAGGTGTGTTTGATGGCAAGCAGTACCAGGTCATCCAACGCGACATTTTCTTCAATCATCTGGCATCCGTGAAAGAGGGCAGGACGGGGCCGGACGTGGCTGTACAGGACTGCCTCACAATAACCTACGACTCAGCGGAGTTCATCAAAATGGAATTGACCCCCGAAATCCTCCAACAGATTCGGGCGTTGATCGAGCAGGTGCTGGCGGAACAGACCGCCGCCGCTGGCTCGGACGACGACCTGGAGAAGAAACCCGGCGCCGACGCCGAGACGCCGCCGGCCCCCGGCGCGGTCACGACGGAAGAAAAGGACGCCGTCGAGGAGACTGCCGCCGCCGCGGAGCAGGCGACTGCTGCCGTCGAATCGGCCGAAGCCGCCATCCAGGAAGTGCAGACCGCCCTCGAGGAAGTCGAGACGGCTGCCGAGGCTGTGAAGGCAGCCCCCACTGCCGACAGCCGGAAGGCCCTGGACGCCGCCATGGCCAAGCTCGGCACCATCAAGAACAAGATCGCCGCCCGCGCCGCCGACTCCCAGGTCATGGGCATGATCGGTACGCTGCGCACCGAGATCAAGGCCAATGACGCCGCCGCGGTGATCAAGCAGATCGCCGACCGCGACGCGCTGGTCAAGCGCGTGACCCCGTTCATCGGTGCCTTCGACAGCGCGCTGCTGGTCTCGGCCGACCACGTCGCCAAGTACGCCGTCAAGAAGCTGGGCCTGAAGGCGGCGGACGGCGCCGAGCATGCAGTCCTGCTGGGCTTCCTGCAAGCCGCCAAGTCCGACGCCGACAAGATCGTCAGCGATTCCAAAACCGTGCGCGCCGAAGACACGGCCGACAAGCTCTGGAGCAAACAGCAATGATCCCGAACACCGCACGAACCTACCTGCTGTCCGGCATCCCGGGCAACATCAGCCATGACGGCCCGACTCGCGCCGCCTCGGCCGTGATTGACTCGGCAGACGAGACCGAAAACATCTTTGGCCGCGCCTTCACCTACAAGGCCGGCACTGACGACGTGGAAGTGGGCGGTACGGGTGCCTTCGCCGGCATCCTGATCAACCCCAAGGCCTACGCGATCGACGTGACCTTCGCCCGCAACGCCACGGTCGGCGAATTCCTGACCATGGGCGAGGTCTACATCCAGCTGGGCAATGACGGCAACATCGGCGGGCCCGTCTCGTTCGACCCGGCCACCGGCATCATCTCCGCCGGTGAGACCGGAACTGTCATCCCCGGCGCGCACATCGCCCGCCACGAACCCAGCGTCGAGACCCCGCGTCTGGCGGTGATCGCCCTCAATGGCCTAGTGGTGTTGCCCACCCCGGCCGGCGCCTGATCGGAAAGGAACCAGAAATCATGGCAAAAACTCAATCCAAGGTGCACATGCACATGAGCGGCCGCCTGGCCCTCTCGCGCGGCGCCGTCAAGCTGGGCAGCGATGCCAAGATCGGCTTCGAAGACCTCGAGAACCTGGGCGTCGGCCTGCGCGCGATGGACTCGGCGCTGACCGGCCCGGCTGTGTCGAATGGCGCGATGCTCTCGCACATGCTCCAGACCTGGCTGCCCGGCACGCTGCGCGTCGTCACGCAGGTGCGCAACATCGACGAGATCGCGGGTATTACCACGGTCGGCCGCTGGGAAGACGAGCTGATCAGCCTGCGCGTCGCCGAGCCGGCCGCCAAGGCCGAGCTGTACGGCGACACGACCAACATCCCGCTGGCTGACTACCGTCAGTCCATCGAATCGCGCGGCATCGTGCGCTTCGAGCAGGGCTTCCAGGTCGGCAAGCTGGAAGACGCCCGCCAGGCCGCCATCGGCTACCAGGCGGCGGACGAAAAGCGCCGCGCCGCCACCGAGTCGCTGGATATCAGCCGCAACCAGGTGGGCTTCTACGGCTTCAACCAGCCCGACACGAACGTGTACGGCCTGCTGAACGATCCCAGCCTGCCGGCCTTCGTCTCGGCCACCACGCCGTGGCTGACCGCGAACTTCGACCAGCTGGTCGCCGAGTTCACGGGCATGTACAACCAGCTCGAAACCCAGATGGGCGGCGAGCTCAAGGACACGGCCCGCCTGGTGCTGGTCCTGCCCACGGGCTACCGCTCGATCTTCAGCGTGTACAGCCCCGCCGCCTCGGGCATGACGTTCCGCCAATGGCTGAACGAGAACTTCCCGAACGTGCGCGTGGTGACGACGGCCGAGTTCAAGGACGCCAACGGCGGCCTGGACGTGGCCTACCTGTTCGTCGAGAACGCCGCGGATCAGGACGAGTCGGACATCACCGGCGCCAGCCTGATTCAGGCCGTGCCGGTGCGCTACCAGGTCCTGGGCAGCGAGAACCGCATCAAGGGCTACATCGAAGACGCCATCAACGCCACGGCGGGCATCTTCGTGCTGCGTCCGTGGGCGTTCGCGCGCCGGACCATCAGCGCGTCCTGATCGTCGCGCACTGAACAGAGGGCCGGGGAAACCCGGCCTTTGTCATTTCTGGAGTCGAAATGTCTCGCATCTATATCTACAGCACGCTCAGCAACGACCAGCGCTACCAGCTCAAGAACGGCGAGTCGGTGCTGATCGCAGGCAAGGCCAACGTGGCCAACAAGCAACTGGTGACGCCCAAGGGCATGGTCACCGCCGTCTCGGAAGACGAGTTCAACCTGTTGCAGGAGAACATTGTGTTCAAGGCGCATTCGAAGAACGGCTTCGTGTCGGCCACCCACGACAAGCATGACGCGGAAACGTTTGCCGAGCGCAACCTGGAAGCCGCGGACAAGTCGGCCCAGGACACTCCGGCCACCGCGCGCCGCCGCAACAATGGCGGCGCCAAGGTTCAAGGCGCCGAGGCCTGACATGGACTTCCCGCTGGCGAAGTTCCGGATCCTGTTCCCCATGTTCAGCGCCGTGCCGGATGACGTGGTGCTGGCCGTGGCGGAATGGGCGCAGTGCTACACCAGCGGGCGCGGTTGTCAGTGTAACGAGCAGCTGTGGATGCTGATCACGGCCCACCTGCTGCAACTGCGGCTGAATGCCGAGTCGGGGAACGGCGGCGCGCCCGGCGCGTTGGCGTCGGCCACCATCGACAAGGTAAGCGTGTCCTTTCAGGCGCCGCCCGCGACGGACGCGTGGTCGCACTGGCTGAACCTGACGCCCTACGGCCAGCAGTTCCTGGCGCTGTCCAAGAGCTGCGCGGCCGGCGGGGTGTACGTGGGCGGTCTGCCCGAGCGCGCGGCGTTTCGCAACGTGGGCGGCCTATCCATCCGTGGGGGAAGGTTCCGATGAAGGTGGTGCGCAAGGGCGGCGCGGAGAAGCTGCAGGCGACGTTGAAGGACGTCGGCGGCAAGCAAATCCGGGTCGGGTTCTTCCCCGAGGCCAAGTATCCGGACGGCACGCCCGTCGCCTACGTCGCCGCCATCCAGGAATACGGCTATCCGCAGGGCAACATTCCGGCCCGACCGTTCATGCGCCCCACCGCGGAACAGAAGAAGGCCGAGTGGGGCCGGCAGATCGCCGGGGCGGTGCGCGGCGCTATCGACGGCAAGGTTGACATCGGCCACGCCTTTGAGGCGCTGGGCGCGCGGTCGGCTGGCGACATCGCCCGGACGATTTCCCGAGTGGCCACGCCGCCCCTTAAGAAGACGACGCTGGAAGCCCGTCAAGCCCGGAAGAAAACGCCCGGCGTGTCCAAAAAGCCCCTGGTCGATACCGGCCAGATGATCCAGTCCGTCAGCCACGTCGTGGAGGATAAATCGTGATCCCAGGAATCAACGTGTTTGGCCTGGCCGCCGGCGCGATTGCCCAGCAAGCGCCGGTCTGGCTGCAGTTCAAGGGGCGCACGGAGAACGCGCGCGGGCAGTGGGTCAACGAGTACGAGTTGCCGCAGACGATCCAGGGTTCCTGGCAACCGGTGGGCGAATCGACGATTCGAGACTTGGGCCTGGACACCGCCAAGCGCTACTTCAATCTGTACACGTCCCACCCGGTGGCGAACGTGCAGCGGGGCGCGGCGCCGGACCAGTTGATCTACGGCGGGCGCCGGCATGACGTTGTGGGCGGAGCCGACTGGTACACCCAGGACGGCTGGCGCGGCATGCTGTGCGTTGACGTGGGGCCGGCATGAAGCAGAAGCAACTTGAGGCCACGATCCGCGCCGCGCTGCTGTCGTTGCTGTCGGAGCAGGGAGTGACGCTACCCGTCCTCGCGGCATTCCAACCCACCAAGCAGGGACGCGTCGACGACGGCATCTACTTCTTCCCGGTTGGCCGCGGTAAGCGGGGCTGGCAGTCGCGGAAGTACCGCGATGACGGCGCCGCGCTGACGGCTACGGAATCCCAGATCAACGAGTCGATGTACCAGTTTCAGGCGTTCGTCGAGGACGATCTGAACGAGCCAGAGCAGCTGCTGGCCTCGGACGTCCTGTCCGTTGTCCGCGGGGTGTTGCAGTCCATGAAGTTCACGCAGGCCATGACGGCGGCCGGGATCGGCGTGCAGCGCGCGACGGACATCGTCACGCCGGCTTTCGTGAACGACCGCGACAACTTCGACTTCAACCCGAACTTCACCGTCATCTTCACCCACAACCGCAACATCACCCAGGCCACGGCACACATCCAACAGGTTGCGCCGGGCATCCATCGCATTTGAGGAAAAAGACATGTCCATCAAGATGACTCGCTACGTCCGGATCATCAGTGCGGTGATCGGCGCCAATGCCGTCGCCCAGCAGCAACTGACCGGCCGGCGCTTCACCACTGACCCGCGCGTGCCTGTCGGCCAGATCGTATCGGTGCGCCCGGGCGGCGCCGACGACTACTTCGGGTCGGACTCGCCCGAGGCGGCGTTTGCACGCCAGTATTTCTCGTACGTCAGTCCCGCGCCCGCCTCGCAAGCGCCCGAGCTCCAGTTCGCTGCGTATCCTGACGTCGCCCGCCCGGGCCGCGTGTACGGCTACCGGATCTCGGCGAGACTGGCGGACTTCCAAGCCGTCACTGCTGGCGCGATGAACATCAAGGTCGGTGAGTTCTCCTACGCGCTCACCGGCGTGAATCTGTCGGCGGCGACCAGTCTGACCAACGTCGCGCAGCTCGTGACGACCGCGATCGCCACCGCGGCCACCGCCCAGACTGGCACCGCCGCGACCGTCTCCTATGACGCCATCGCAGGTTCCTTCACGGTCGAGTCCGCTGCGACCGGCCCGGGTTCCGTCGTGGTATCGCCTGCCACCGGCAGCGATATCGGCGCGATGCTGGCGCTGCAGGGTGCTCAGGCGATCAGTTCCCCGGGGTCGGCCGCCATGACGCCTCTGGAGGCGTTCCGCGCGTCGGAGAATGTCACCGACTCGTTCGGCTCGGCGTCGTTCGGCGTTGCGGTGGACCTGGAAGACGCGATCCCCCTGGCGGAATACGTCTCGGGCGAGAACGTGAAGTACCAAATGTACTGGTCGGTGGATTCGGTGACGGCGGATACCTGGAACGCAGCCATGATCGGCACCGCCTCCAATGGCCTGGTCCTGAACGGCACGGCCAACGAGTACAAGGAAGCCTTGCCGATGGCGGTGATGGCCGCGACGGACTACGACCGCACGAACGCCACCATCAACTATATGTTCCGACAGTCCGGCGTCACACTCACGTCGGACGTGACGGATGACCAGATGGCGGACTTCTACGACGCGCGCCGGGTCAACTACTACGGTCAGACGGCCAGCGCCGGCCAGAAGATCTCGTTCTTCCAGCGCGGCTACCTGATGGGAGGCGCGACGGCGCCCCTGGACATGTCGGTGCACGCCAACGAGCAATGGCTCAAGGCGTACATGACGGCCCAACTGATGAGCCTGCTGCTCACCACGAACAAGATCCCGGCCAACAACGACGGCCGCGGCATGGTCATGGCGATCATCCAGGGCGGCGTCAACAAAGCGCTGAACAACGGCACGATCCTGATTGGAAAGACCCTCACCGAGCTGCAGAAGGTGGCTGTCACCCAGCTGACCAACGATCCGCTGGCCTGGCACGACGTGCAGGACAACGGCTACTGGTGCAACGTCAGCATCGAGCAGGACACGGGCGAGTCGGGCGTGACCGAGTACACGGCCAAGTACACGCTGGTCTATTCGAAGGGCGACATGGTCCGCAAGGTCGACGGCTCGCACAACCTGGTCTGACCGGGTAAGACAACACTTCGGGCGGCCTGCGGGCCGTCTTTCATTTGAGGATCAGACATGTTCGATATTTCCGCTATCGGCGTTGCGATTCGCTGCGTGGCCAGCGAGTCATTCCCGTCCGGCTTCACGATCACCGAGTTCGCGGACGACGCGGATCCGTTCGACCTGCCGGCGATCGACATCGCGACTGCCGCCATGACGGTCAACGGCGACCTGGTGACGTTCAGCGCACCCACGCCCATCACCATCACCATCAACGTCATCCCGGGCAGCGAGGCCGACAACAACCTCGCCGTCATCTTCGAAGCGAACCGCGCCGCGAAGAACAAGCGGCACGCGCGCGACGTGATCACCCTTGTCGGCACCTACCCCGACGACTCGAGCCTGACCTTGAGCGAAGGCAAGATGACCAACGGAATGCCCGGCAACTCGCCGGCATCGGCCGGCCGCATCAAGTCGAAGTCTTACACCTTCGCCTTCCAGAACCTCTCCCGCACTCGCGCGTAAAGGCCACCATGGCAGACCTGATCAAACCCCGCGTCGTCATGGTTAAGAACCGTGACGGCGTGGAGAAGGCATTCACCATTTCCCGCCTGCCGGCGACGGTGGCGCGGGAGGTTATCGCCAAGTACCCTCTCTCGAACATCCCCAAGCTGGGCGACTACCAGACCTCGGAGGAGGTCATGAAGAAGCTCATGGGCTACGTGGCGGTAGACCTGGACGGGCGCGAGCAGCGGCTGACCACAGCGGCCCTGATCGACAACCACGTCGACGATGGGATCCAGCTGATGAAGCTGGAAATCGAGATGATCGAGGAGAACACCGGTTTTTTCGGACTCGGCGGGCAGCGCGGTTTCCTCGATTGCCTGCTGGAAAAGTGTCTCCACTCGATTATGCCAATGCTGACCCCTTTATTGGGTCAATTGTCAGCTCAGGACTCGCCAGACTCGTCGAGCTCAAAACCGTAATAGACCTGGAAGAGGCGATGGACCTTTGGGAAATCGCCACCACCAACAAGGTCAACGAGATCCGCGCGATGGAAGCGGAAAAGAGGAAGTGACATGGCCTTGCTGGACGCCCTTACGTACGTCATCGACGCCGACAACTCCAAGCTGAACAAGGAGATCGACAAGTCGGAACAGAAGACCGACGAGTTCGGCAAGTCGATGCTGACCGCCGAGGGGCGCGCCGGCCTGATGGAGCAGAAGATCAAGGGGGTGTTCACCCGGATCGGCGCTGCCATCCTGGCCACGGTCGCCGCCTCCAAGGCCCTGGAGACCTTCAACAATCACGTGCAGACGGTCGAGCAGATCCGCAACACCAGCGATGCGCTGGGCGTGGCGATCGAAGATGTGGACGCGTTCGGCAAGGCGATCGAGCGGATGGGCGGCGATGCGCAGGGCGCGCGTGACTCCCTGACGGACATGGCCGAATCCATCGGCGAGGCGCTGCAGGACGTGGAATCCGGCCGCGCCAAGACGTTCAAGGCGTTGGGCATCAGCCTCAAGGACGTCAACGGCCAGGCCAAGAATGCCGTGCAGGGAATGATCGAGCTGGCTGGCGCCGTCGAGGGGATGGGCCGCGAGCAGGCGGTGTTCCGGATTAAGGAACTGGGCATCACCGACAACCGGTCGGTCGAGCTGCTGCTGAAGGGGCGCCAGGAAGTCGAGCGCATGCTGCGCGTGCAGAAAGAGCAGGGCGTTGTAACCAAGGAGTCCGCCGAGCGGGTCCGTGTTTATTCGGAAGCCCTGGCCAAGCTGAAGCAGAGCGCCGGCGTGGCTGCGAGCGGCATCGTGGACTGGATCCTGCCAGCCATCACCTGGTTCGTTCAGAAGCTGGATTCGGTGGTGACGTGGATGAACCGGCACGACACCTTCGTCAAGGGCTTCTTCATCGGTCTGACGACGATCCTGACGGCAATGTTCCTGCCGGCGGTGATCTCCGCCACCGCGGCCGTCTGGGCGCTGATTGCTCCGTTCCTGGCGGTGGCTGCGCCGATTGCCGCCGTCGTAGCGCTTTTCGCGTTGCTATACGACGACGTGATGAATTTCCTGGATGGGAATGATTCGCTCATCGGACAGATCTCGGAGAAGTACCCGATCGTCGGCGAGACGGTTAAGGCTATGGCCGAGGCGGTGAAGACCGCGTTCGAATGGGTCAAGGCAGCGCTTTCCGGCGCCTTCGAGTCGGTCAAGGCCTTCGCATCGGGCGCCGTCAACGCCTTCGCAGCGATGGGGAAGTCCATCGGCGCCATCTTTCAGGGGGTCGTAGGCGTGGTCAAAAGCGCCTGGACCTACATCAGCGGGGTGTTTGACAGCGTCTCGTCCGTCATTTCCCGGATCGGCAAGTGGCTGGGCTTCGGAAGCGGCGACGAAATCCAGGTGACGGCATCGACCGTTTCCAAGGGCGTATCGGACGCCGAGGCAAAGGCGGCCGAGAACATGAAGGCCGCACAGGCCCAGCTTGACCAGGCCGCGGCGAGCCCCATGAACTCGGTCACGTCGAACGCGATCTCGAATGCCAGCAATACGCACACCGAGACCAACGTGCAGGTCGGGCAGGTGACGGTGCAGACACAGGCAACGGACGCCCAAGGCATCAGCCAGTCGATCGGCGGCGGCTTGAAGGACGAGCTCAAGAACTTGCAGGCTGATTCCGCCAGCGGAGTGAAACGGTAATGCAACTATCGGACAGCCTTTCGACGTCCACGCAGCAGCAAGTGACGATCCTCGACGCTGAAAGCTTCGAAACCCTTTTCGCATCCGCCCATCCCATGCGGGTGGCGGTGAGGGAGGCGAAGCGCGCGACCAAGTTTGCAGTCGAAGACGGGACCGAGCGGTCGGATCATGTGGTGCGCGATCTGACGGAAATCCAGATCGATTTCTTGTTGGCCGACGACACGCGCAACCAGTTCGAATCCCTGCGCCAGGCGTTCGATCAGAACAAGCTGGTCACGGTACAGACCAAGGTCCGGTCCTACGAGAGCATGCTGATCGTGGACATGCCGCATGACGAGACGCCCGAACTGGGAATGGCGATCAATGTGCCCGTCAGGATGCAGGAGTGGGTGGAGGTCAAACCAGAGTTCGGCGAGCTGCCGCCGGCGAAGGTGGAGAACAAAAGCCAGTCCAGCACGGTGAAGCGCGGTCAGCAGACATCGGAGGAATCCGGCGCTGGCACCGAGCGGAAGGGCAGCGTCTTGAGCGGGGTGTTCAAGTGAGAGATATCACCTTGTTGGCGGTGCCGAACCAGACGTTTTCGGCGACGATCAACGGCGTCCTGTGGGAGCTATCCATAAAGGTCGCGCGCGACACGATGCTGGCTGACGTGCGCCGCGACGGCGTGGACTTGGTCCTGGGCCAGCGGGTCGTCGCCGAATTCCCCATCCTGCCGTATCGCTACCTGAGCCACCAGGGCAACTTCGCAATCCTGACCCGAGACGGCGAGCTGCCATGGTGGGAGGAGTTCGGCCGGTCGCAGTCGCTGATCTACCTGGAACCGGCGGAGGTCGGCGTCGATGATTGACCTACGCGCTATCCGGATCGGCATCGAGGTGTCCGGGCGGATGAACTACTACAGCGCCGCGGACGGCATGCGGATCAAGGCCAGCGGCACAAAGTACGCCAACGCCACGCAGAACGAGTGCAGCGTGACCATCTCGAACCTGCGCCGTGAGACGCGTGACTTCCTGCTGACCGAAACAAGCCCGTTCAACAAGAATCGGACGCCGAAGCGGCTGGTCGTGGAGGTGGGGCGGATCTCCACCGGCCTGTTCAAGGTCTACACGGGCGACATCATCAGCGCGGAGCCGAGCAGCCCGCCGGACGTGGACATCGTCCTGAAGTCCAAGACGGGCAACGCGGCGAACGGGGTGGTGGTGTCCAAGAGCGCGCAGGCAACTTCGAAGCTGTCCGCCATCGCTGCGGCCGTGGCCACCGACATCGGCGCCACCCTGGTCTTCCAGGCGCTGGACAAGCTGATCGGGAACTACACCTACACCGGAGGTGCTCTGGGGCAGGTGAACCGGCTGGCCGAGGCCGGCGGGGTCCGGGCCTTCGTGGACGACACCCGGCTGATCGTGCAGGACTTCGACAAGGCCGTCAGCGGCCGGGTCAAGGTTCTGAACATGAACAGCGGCATGGTGGGAATCCCGAAGGCAACGGAGAAGGGCGTGGAGGTGACCTACCTGATCGACGGAGAGTCGGTCCTGGGCGGCACGCTGCGCCTGGAGAGCAAGTTCAACCGGTCGCTGAACGGCGACTACAAGATCGACCAACTGAAGTTCGACGTGGCCAGCCACGAAGATCCTTTTTTCTATCAAGCGACATGCAGCCGACTGTAGCCCCTGATATCGACGGCGCCGACGACGGAAGCATGTCGGGCGTCCTGAAATCCTGGATCCGCGCGTTCATCCGCGAGAACCTGGACGACATGTTGCCCGCCCAGGTTGTCTCCTACGACGACGCCTCGAACAGGGCGGTAATCAAGCCGCTGATCATGGTCGGCACGACGGACGGACAGAAGATTTCCCGGGGCAGCATCCCGAACATCCCGGTGTTCCGGTTCGGAGGCGGCGGGTTCTTCATACGGTTCCCCATCAAGCCCGGGGACTTCGGGTGGCTCAAGGCGAACGACCGGGACGTATCGCTGATGTTCCAGCGCGGCGGCCGGGAAGACTGGCCCAACACGGAGCGGCTGCATTCCTTCTCGGACGCGATGTTCTTTCCTGACACGATCAAGGATTGGGCCATCGACGGCGAAAACGCCGACGCGCTCGTCCTGCAGTCCATGGATGGCTCGGTCTGCATCTCGTTGCACGCAGGCGAGGTGCGTATCAAGGCGCCCAAGGCGAAGGTGGAGATACCCGAGACGGAATGGATCGGGAACATCGAGTTCAAGGGCAACGTGGCCACCAGCGGCGGGAACGTTGCAATGTCGGGCGGCACGCTGACCCACGACGGCAAGAACATCGGAAGCACCCATACCCACAACGGGGTGCAACCCGGCAGCGGAAACTCGGGAGGCCCCAATTGATCTCGTTTCAGACCGACGACGACAACGACTTCGTGACGCTGCCCAACGGCAACCTGGCTATGGTGGCAGACCGCGACGCGGTCGCCCAAGAGGCCAAGCACTTCGCCGCCACGGCGCGCGCGGAGATGATTCACGCCTATGACGAGGGCATCCCCTTCCTACGCGAGGCGTTCAGCAAACAGCCGAACCTGGCGCAGTTCGAAGCGTCCCTCCGGCGCCGGCTGCTTGGAACTCCGGACGTCACGGGTATCGTCAGCCTGACCACTCAAATCGAAGGCGAGACGCTGAAGTACACGGCGACGCTCCAAACCACTTACGGCACGGTAACGATCAATGGCTGATTACAGTTTCATCGCGAACCGCGGCGTCATCGTCGTGGACACGGCCACTACGCGGACCCAGGTGGAGGCCGAGTTTCGAGCGGTTTTTGGCGAGGATATGCCGACGGATCCGGCGACGCCCCAAGGCATGCTGATCACCCGCATCACAGAAGAGCGGGACGCGATCGCCCGGAACAATGCCGAGCTGGCCAACCAAATCAACCCCAATCTGGCCGGCGGCGTCTTCCTAGACTCCCTAGTCGCGCTGACCGGCGGTCGGCGCCGCAGTAGCGTGAGATCGCTGATCGTCGGCGCGGTCCTCGGCGGCATCCCGGGCACGAACGTTCCGGCCGGATCGATTGCCGAGACCGAACAGGGCGAGCAGTTCGAGCTTGTCACGATGGTGGTGCTGGATTCCACCGGCACCTCCCCGGGCAATCTGCGCGCTCTGCAGGACGGCGAGATCGTCGTGCCGCCTGGCGGGCTGAATACCGTAGCCTCCAGCGTCTTGGGGTGGGAGACGATCACCAACCCGGTCGCAGCGATCCCGGGCCAGGTGGAGGAGAACGACGTCCTCTTGCGGCGTCGGCGCGCGCAGACGCTGGCTTTACAGACGACGTCGATCAACGAGGCGATCGTGTCGCGGCTCTACAGTATCGAGGCGGTGCGCTCCTGCTACTACCTGGAGAACTATGCCGACGTCGACCAGGTCATCGACGGCATCCCTATGCGCAAACACAGCATTTGGGCGTGCGTGGAGGGTGGCACGGATCAGGAGGTCGCCCAGGCGCTATTTGAGACCAAGACTGTCGGCGGCGGGTACAACGGTGCGGTGGTGGTCCAGGTCGCCGACCCGGTGAACGGGCGCGAGTACGAGGTGAAGTTTGACCGTCCCGAGGAAGTCGCCCTGTTGATCCGGGTGACCGTGCGCGCCGGCGCGCTGGACGTGCAGCAGCTGATCCCGGACTTGGTAATGAACTACGTCAATGGGGACATTGAGGGCGACGTTAGCTTCGTGGTTGGTAGCGACGTGTCGACCTTTGAGATCGCCAGCGCCATCAACCAGCAGGAACCGACCATCTTCGTAAAGAAGATTGAACTGTCGGTGGTTGGCTCCGGCACCTGGTCTGCGGACACGATGGACATTGCGCCCGACCAGATCGCCCGGACCCAGCGCAGCTCCATCCAGGTGGTGATTGCATGAGCGGAACCCAGCAATTCGACTTCTCGGTCGACCTCATGCGGTCGATCCTTTGGCAGTACGAAGGCGCGCCGCGGGTGGTCGCGCTGGCGCGCAATGACCAGCAATGGATCGATGAACATCAAGCTGACTTTTGGGCGGCTTGGCGGCGTGACGTCTTCGACTTGGATACTGCCGACGAGTTCGGACTTTCGGTTTGGGCTCGCATCCTCGGGGTGTCACTCGAGATCGGCGCACCTCGGCGAGTGGAGGGCGTGTTTGGGTTCGGGGTCAACAACCAGAACTTCGAGAACGGGAACTTCGGGCGCGGGAGCGATGGCCAGGTGAGCCTGGACGTAGAGTCGGCGCGCAAGCTACTAAAGCTTCGCTGGTTCCAACTCACCATGAGGCCGACTGCCCCAAACATCAATCACGCTCTCGAAAGCGTCTTCGGGCCTGGCGCGGCGTTCGTATTCGATAACTATGACATGACCACCACCACAATCTTGTTTTCCAGCCAGCCCGATTACCGGCTGCGCCGGCTGCTGGAAAACACCGACATTTTGCCCCGCCCCTCTACTGTGGGTCTCAGGTGGGCAGTGCAGGTGCGACCATCGTGGGGCTTCGGGCCCCATCACCTCAATTTCGAAAACGGAAACTTCGGAGCATAAATGGCTACCAGAATCTATAAGACGCCGTTCGCGGCGACGGGCGACAAAGAGGCGCTGGCCACTGCCGACCAGCCGGACGGGAAGGTGTCCCTGCAAGCGGGTTGGACGCCGGACTACGAACTGCCCAACGACAACGCAAACTATCGCCCGGTGGGCCGCGCGGAGATGAACGGGGTCATGAACGAGGTCACCGAAAGTCTCGGTGACATGCAGCTGCATGGATTCGCCTCTTGGCTGGCGATTGATGGGGGCTGGCCCCAGGGCGCGCACGTGCAGTCCGGGGGCACGGTCTATCGTTCCGACGTTGACAGCAACCTCACGGATCCGGGCGCAGGAGGTGCCGGCTGGTCCCAGCCGTTCGCCGGCCGCCTTCTCAACGTGCGCGTGTTCAACACCGCAGGCACCACGACCTATACGCCCACGGCTGGGACGAATCGGTGCGTGATCGAGGTCATCGGTGGGGGAGGGCAAGGCGGCGGCGCGGAGAATGACACCGTTGCATCGACGATGTCAGCTGCCGCCGGCGGTGGCGCTGGTGCCTATGGTGTTCTGCACTTGACCGGCCCGGCGACGTCGGCCGTCGTCACGGTGGGGGCCGGCGGTACGGGTGCAACGACTGGCACTGGTGTTTCGGGCGGGGCGTCGTCGTTTGGAAGTTTGCTGACCTGCGCAGGTGGTTTGGGCGGCCAATTCGGTCGCAGCGCAACTATTCCGACGGCCGGTCCGACTTTGCCGGGCGGAGATGGCGGTACGAGCCCAACCGGGGCGACCATCGGAAGTCCAGGTTCTGCCGGAATGACCGGCGCGTATCTTAATGCTGGAGTGACAAGCGGCATGGGAGCGAGCACGCGCTTTGGGGCCGGCGGCAACTCTCGCAGCACATCTACGCCTGTGGCCCAGGCAGGTAACCCGGGCCAAGGCTATGGCGCTGGCGGAAGCGGCGCGGCGCGCGTCGGCGTAGGGCCCAACCTTACGGGCGGAGCCGGGGCGCCCGGCGTGGTCATCGTTTGGGAGTATGCGTAATGAAAACCTACGCTAGCGTGCAGAATGGAATTGTGGTCGAAATCATCCCGGGCGAAGTCTTGGTCGACGGGGCGTGGGTCGGGCTTGCAGATCGATACCACCCCGACTTCGTGGCGCAGTTGATCGACGTTACCGATCACGAGCCGCCGGTAGCGGTATCAGATATGTACGACGGGAACATATTCACCAAGCCCGTCTTGCCGACCGCCGTTTGACCTAAAGTGAAGCGCGTTGCTGCTTCGACGACGGGACCGCCCATCTCGTCGTCAGAACGCTCTTCAGCCAAGCGGAACCAGGATTCTCTACGTAGCGGAAAACCACACCGGCAAAAAGTAGGGCAAAGATCGGATTGGCCCAGAAGTGCCATTGCGCAGGTCGATCCCCGTCCGTCCAGCCGAGTTCATGGCTGAGGACGTCCAGAATCCCGAACGCGAATAGGTGGGTCAAGTAGAGGGAATATGAAACCTTCCCGAGCCACATTAACCAGGCCGGAGCCCCTAGGTGGACGACTTTGCTGAGCATCGCAATGCTCAGGAAGAGAAGGAATACGCCGCCGCCCCAGCCGAGCGGGCCGTGGAAGGTCGCCACGCCCGTAGCTGACAGAACGACTACGAGAACTGCAGCCGCCGCGGTGAGGCTGACGAGCACGTAGCGATTCGGCAGCCATGTGTTCGCCAAGTACAGCTTGCCGACAAGCATCCCCAGGATGAATTCGATCACGATGGGATTTACGGCAAGATTCGCATACCTGAAGTCTAGGTATCTATGGGTGTCCGTGACGCTGAGGTTGAAAGTTCCCGTCGACATGGGAATTGCGACGATCGTCAGCATAAACCACGCGGACAATGCTACCCAGCGCCATTGCCTGAAAAACAGAGACAGGCCAAAGACAATATAAAAATAGAACTCAAAGCACAGTGTCCATGCCACTGGGTTCGGGAGCGAGAAATAAAGAGGTGCGTTGGGATCAATCGGAATGAAAAACAGGCTCTCCAGGAATCTTGTGTACTCGGAAAGCGGCAATGGGAATGCGGGGAAGTAATGGGCGAACGCCAGGAAAAGGACGCAGGTGAAGGCGTAGACCGGCCATATCCTCGCTAGGCGTTTACAGAAAAATTCATAACTGTATTTGTAACTTCCATCGCTTGTGGTCGTCGTAATGACCATCAGGAAGCCGCTCAGCATGAAAAAGAGGTCGACCCCCATAGCGCCAGGACGAAGAAAATTCTCGGCCACGAATACGCCGGTTTCGCTCCGTAGATAGAAGCGGGCGTGCACCATGACGACCATGAGAGCCGCGATTCCGCGCAACGCTTGTATCCACGGCATTAGGGCTTTGGTGTCTTTCATGGAGGATATCGGAGCGCATGGAGTTTGGAGACGGATTGTATCCCGCAGATCGTGATCGTCCAAAAGGTGGACGAGTAGCGTAGCGGCAATCTAAGTATGTAGACCAGCCCGCTTCGGCGGGCATTTTCTCGTCCGTAGGAGACGCGATTGAATATCCAAGACTTCGACGCCTTCGCGGCAAAGTTCGCCGGGGTGCTGGGCGCGGCCGTGTCCATGCGCTACCTGCAAGGCTCGTGGCCGGCGCGTTTGAGCATGGCGGTCAGCGGCTCGCTGGTGGCCTATTACGCCGCGCCGTACCTGTCGCTCATGCTGGGCATCCCGGAGGGGCTGGCCGGCTTTCTCACTGGAATGTTCGGCATGGCCATCGTCTCCCGCGCGTGGGAGGCCGTCCAAGCGGCCCCCGTCGGCGCCTTGTGGCAAGCCGTCATCGACCGCGTGCGCGGCAAAGGGGCGTGACATGGACAGCACCATCATTCTCACGCTGTGGGCGGTCCTGGCTTTCGTCTGCTGGCTGGTAGTGGCCGGCGGCGCGGCGCTGGCGGTCTTCGCCCGAGGGATCAAGGACACAACGCTGGAGCGTATCGGCCTGTCGGCCATCTGCCTGACGGCGACCGGCGCGGCCTGCCGCATCTTTGTGGCGGGCTGGGCCAGCGCAGGAGACGCGGCGCTCGCGGCCTCTGCCGCCTTCTACGTGGCCGCGGTGACGGCCAAGCACATCAGGAGCCCGAAGCAATGACGCTATCCGAAATCATCGCCTCCGGCATCGACCCGGCCCTCGCGCTGTTGCCCGGCAGCATGGACACGCCCGAAGCGCGCATCCAGCTGCTGGCGATCGGGCTGCAGGAATCGCGCTTCGAGCATCGGCGCCAACTCGTGGGCAATCCGCCGCGGCCGACCGGGCCCGCGAAAAGCTTCTGGCAGGCTGAGCAGGGCGGCGGCATGGTGCATGGCGTCCGCCTGCACGTCGCAACGCGCGCCGCAGCCGCGCACCTCTACCAAGCCCGGGGCGTGCCGGCGCGCGATGCCGCCATCTGGGATGCCATCGAGAACGACGACGTGCTGGCGGCCGGCTTGGCGCGGCTTCTGCTGTGGAGCGACCCGGGCCGGCTGCCTGTGGTCGGCGATGAGCAGGGTGCCTGGAACCTGTACCTCCGCACCTGGCGCCCCGGCGCCTACAAGCGCGGGACGCAGGAGCAGCGGGCGGCCCTGCGCAAGAAGTGGGCCAGCAATTACGCCCAGGCCTTGGCCGAGGTGACGCCGTGAGCGCCTCGGCGCGCGCCGCCAGTGCCCTGGCGGGCTGGCGCGGCTACGCGGCGGCGGCGCTGGCCGGCGGCTTAATCCTCGGCGGCGCGGCCTGGACTGTGCAGGGGTGGCGCTGGGACGCGAAGCTGGCGAGGTTCGAGTCCGCACGCGCGCAGGAACGTGACGCCCTGACCCAGGCCACGATGACCGCCATCGAGGCGGCCCGAGATGAAGGACGGCGGCGGACGGCCGCGGTGGAGAAAGTCCGTGATGATGCAAAGAAACAGGCCGCTGCTGCGGTTGCTGATGGTGCTCGCGCTGCTGCTGAGCGCGACCGGCTGCGCGCCCACGCAAACTCGCTGGCTCGTGCCGCAGTCGCCCGAGATCCCGCCGCTGCCGACGGAAGCCCGTCAGGGGCAAGCGGCGCCGATCTGCTTGCCTACATGCTCGGCCAGGTTAGCGACCGAGCTGCGGAGCTTGCGAGAGTTGCAGACGGTGCCCGCAGCGCGGGACTGACTTGTGAACGAGCCTACGATGCCCTACTCATGCCTTGACGCCGACTGGTTTGGACTCCGACTTCGGCGTTTCGGTATAAAAGTCCCCACCATCCAGGCTCAACGTTGTATGTTGAAAGCACCGGGATAACCGGTGTTGTTCGTCACAGGAGTTGCCTATAGATTTGGGAGATTAAAATGTCGAAAGATACCTTAGATAAGGCGAAAGACATCGCGCAAATTGTCTCTATGATTGCTGTGCCCGCTGTTGTTGCAGTCTTCGGCTGGATGATCCAAACAACGATTAAGGATCGGGAGTTGCAGCGTGATTACCTTCAGATATCGGTGTCGATGCTTTCATCGAAGGATACTAAGGAGCCGTTGCGAAAATGGGCCGCTGAGGTATTCCGACAAAACTCCCCAGTTCTTTTGGGTGATGTGCTTGTACTAGAGTTGGCAAACGGCGCTCCTCTGATTCCGCCCGACGTTATGTACGGGCTGCATGAGCGCCAGGCTGCCTCCAAAGATGCCTTTAGAGCGGTTGAGCAAATCCTTGCTGGGAAAGGGATACGACTGCAAATTCCACAAGGCGTTGACTAGACCAAAGATTGCGACTGCGGCGCGGAGCGTTCGCAACACCGCGCAAAATAGGCGCGCGTCAACTGCCCGCTACCCACTGCATCCACCACCCCTGGTAGTAGCGCCGGCCGTCGATCTCTTCGAAGCCGCAGACCATCATTCCTCGGTCGGACCCGAAGGTCAGCAGCTCGGGTTCCAGTAGATCGGGGATAGGGCTCTTTTCTGTGGCGCCGAACTTGGCCAGGCAATCCAGCGTCATGACGCGGATGTAGCGCCGCATGTCTTCCCGCATGATCGAGTACATGCGCACCGTGCCTGTGACGGCCGGGGTCGGGTCATTGTCGCGGCATTTCTCGCCGTGGTAGTGGGTGCGGACGACGGAGCAAAGCATGGTTCTACTGCAGCAAAGCTGTATGAATATACAGTATATGGCAGCAGAATCGGGGTCAGTTCATTGGCGTGGCGACTAGCTTGTCAGATGGGAAGGGTACGAGGAAGTCGCGGCTATCTTCGGCCCTGGCCGTCAGCCAGTCGCCGTATGCTCCCTCGGGCAGGATCACCACCATTCGTTTTTCTTTGTTCGGTTGGTGGTAGTCGCGGAATAGCGGGTCCGCGTCCGCGTTGATGGTCAGCATGGTGTAGCTGTCCTGCCACTGGCCGGCGGCGTCCCGGTACCGATCCCAGAGACCGGCGATGCCCAGCGGCGCCCCGTCTGCCCGGGTGAAGCGGGTGGCGATGGCCTTGCCTGATCTCCAGTCGGGTTCGAAGATGGCATCGGCAGGGATGATGCAGTGCTGGGCCCGGCGCCAGGCGTTGCGGAAGGTGAACGCGTTGGCGACGCGGTCGTCGCGGGCGTTGAAGGTCGAGAGCTTTTCTGCGCCGGCCAGGCTGTCCGGTCCGGTGGAGGCAGATATCAGGCCCCAGCGGCCCATCACCGATTCCACATCGGCCACGGCTTCGTCGCCTGCATCATGCTCCGGCGGTCGGCGTACAAACACGCCCTGGTAGCGCGGCCACATGTCGTACTTGCCAAGCACGCCCGGCCGGGTCACGCCGAACTTCTTGAGCAGGAGCTCGGCGTCTTTCAGCGTCTGGTAGTGGCTGCACATGGAACCCTCCAAAGAGGGAACCAGTATAGGGTCAAGGCGCGGGTCCCATTGAGTCCTGCTTCGTCGCATCTCTCGCGTGGACGAAGGCAAGAAAGGTGGCGATGATGACTTCAAACAGCGCTATTTCCTGTTCGGTCAGGAGCGCGAAGTTTTCGGGTGAGATGCTGGAGAAGGGCCATGTGTCCAT